GACGAAGATACGTTTGCTACTATTTGGAAACAAGCAGAAGAAAAGTTTGATGCACACGGAAACGAACAAGAACTAGGTTCAAATGGCTTTCACAGTTTTGTTGCACAATGGGACGAACATCCTGATAGAGATGAAGAATGGAAGGCAGCAGAAATTGGACGTATTGGTGAAGAAAAATTCCGTCGAGAATACGGATGCGAATTCCTAGTATTCGATGAAACACTTATTAACAGTTTAAAACTTGCTGTAATGGAAGGGCAATCACCTATACTTAATATGGGACAAACCCGTTGGTACAAAAAGCCTAGTTCACAATATACATATGCAGTAGCACTTGATCCAAGTATGGGTACAGGAGGAGACAATGCAGCAATACAAGTTTTTGAATTACCTAGTTATGAACAGGTAGCAGAATGGCAACACAATCAAACTGCTATACCGGGACAAGTTAGAGTACTTGCTGATATTTGCAAATACCTACAACAAGAAACTAATAATACAAACGGCATATATTGGAGTGTTGAAAACAACGGGATAGGCGAAGCATGCTTACTTGTTATTAATGACTTTGGTGAAGAAAACATTCCTGGACTGTTTGTAAGCGAACCAATGCGCAAAGGACATGTAAGAAAGTTCCGCAAAGGATTTAATACTACACACAGTACTAAAATTACAGCATGCAGTCGTTTAAAGACTATGATAGAAAACGATAAGATGACTATTAGGAGCAAACCTCTTATAAGTGAGCTTAAAGGATTTGTAGCAACAGGCTCAAGTTTTCAAGCAAAATCAGGTATGGGTGACGACTTAGTGAGTGCAACATTACTTGCATTACGCATGATGTCAGTGTTAAAAGATTGGGATCCTAGGGTATATAACACATTTAATCAAGCAGAGTCGCTTGAAGATTATGAAATGCCAATGCCTATCTTCGTAAGTAGCAGTTATTGATAAATACAGTATGAGAGAATTTAGTAAAATAGGCGAAGAATTATTCAATAAATTACGCGGAAGATTTCCAAGCGTAACTATTGGTGATGCCGAAGGTAATGTTACCAACGAACCTATTGCAGCAAGATACTTTGACTTTGACTACAAAGGTTTGGGCAAAATTAGTGTTAATCTTGACGAAGAGGAAGGTTTAACTGTTATCTTTAGTAAAGATTTTGCAGAAGATACCGCTGATATAACAAAAAAAGGGTGGCACAACTTTTTAAAAGAACTACGAGTTTTTGGTAAAAAGCGTATGCTAGACTTTAGTGTTCGAGATATTACTAAATCAAATTTAGATAAAAGAGATTATAAATTCTTAGCAAAAAATAGCTCTGAGGACGGAAACATGACAGAATCAAAACTTTATGGTACTTCAAAGATTAGTTACCAAAATGTAGGCGAAGCACGTATTATGATTAAGCATACAGAAAATGTAAATCAAGAAAGCGCAGCAGGACGCACACGCAGCATTGGCAAAATTTATATTGAAAGTGCAGACGGCGAACGCTTTATGTATCCGTACAAACACCTAAGCGGCGCAAGAGCAATGGCTCGTCATGTAGCAGAAGGCGGTAAACCGTTTGACGACTTTGGAACACATATTACTGGATTGTCAGAAGAAATGTCAAAGCTACGCAAGTTTAAGAACTATATGGGACGTAGTGCTGTGATGGCAGAAAGCCTAGCAGGATATACAGATATTGTTAAAGAGCGTATTGCTACAGTTAAGAAAACAATTGAGTCGCTGCAAAAGCCAGCTTACTATGCAGAAACAGTTGCAGCATTTGAAAAGCCAATGATGGAAGATGTTCCAAGTGATGTTGCAGAAAACTGGATCGACGAGCTGACTATTAAACAGTTTAACGAAGAACTAGCAGATGTATTTCCTTACATTTACAAACTAGTAAAAGAAGGCACTAAAGCAGTAGAATTAGGCCCCGATGATTTAGAAGAAGTAGCAGGACCAAAAGATTGCTGGGATGGTTACAAAAAAGACGGTACACAAGCAGGAACTGGTAAGAACAAAGGCAAGCGTGTAAACAAATGTGTGCCAGAAGAGATTGCACTAGAGCAAGGCTTTGAAGAAATGATGGGACAGTTTGTAGAAGCAAAAGAGTGCGAAGAATGTAATTGCGCACCTTGCGAATGCGACACAAACGAAGACGATGTACAAGAAGCATATATCAAAACTAGCAAAGATGCAAGTGATGCGCTAGGCGTATTACGTGGCAAAGGCAAAAAGATTGAAACCGGAGATAACGAGTACGACGGCAACTTAGCAAACGAGTATGCAAGCGATGTATGGGATGTATATTCTTGGATTGAAGCAAAAACTAATGGGTTCCAAGGCATAGATCCAAAGTTCCAGGCTGCAATCGACGACATGATGGCTTTGCGCAAAGAAGCAAAGAAATTAGAAACTCAGCCAGGATCAGGTAAGAACGGCAAGTTTGGTAATCAAATTGTAAACACATTATATCCTGTAATGCAGTATATTGATGCACACGACTTTAATCAAGAAGAAGGTAATGCCTACTCAGGTGCTGTAGCAAAAGCTAAAATGAACGGCAAGAAAAAGGGTGACAAAATTGACGGACCAGACGGTGACGAGATTACACTTGAAAAGGATCAAAAGACACCATTAGGCGAATTTATTCTATCTTACTACGATAAAGAAACAGGCGAGTTTCCAAAAGGCGAAACAGCAATTCTTACAATGGTAGAAAAAGATTACGGCGACGAATTTATCGAGCCAGCAAAAGCATTTATTACAAAGGTTTACGAAGTTACTGAACAGTATAGAGAGCCTGAAACAAGCCCAGAGTTCGAAAGAATGAGAGAACTAGCAGGCTTAAGATAAATAGAATTGGATGAATAATCCAAAAGTTTTTAAGTTTTTCTTTAAAAAAGACTTGACTTTGTTTGTAGAATAGCATATAATTAGAACTGTGCTACAAACAAAATAGGCACAAAAGCACATAGGCATAACATATAGGAGGCATTACTATGGCATCATTAGCAGAAATCCGAGCAAAGCTCAAAGAGCAGGAATCAGGAAACAACAACCGCAATTCAGGCGGTGGTGACAACAGCATTTACCCATTTTGGAATATGAAAGAAGGCGAGAGTTCGACTCTACGTTTCCTTCCTGATGGCAACGCTGATAACACATTCTTTTGGCAAGAGCGTTTGGTAATTAAACTACCATTTGCTGGAGTTAAAGGACAAACAGATTCGCGTCCAGTACAAGTACAAATTCCGTGTATGGAAATGTACGGCGAAACATGTAACATTCTAAACGAAGTACGTGGTTGGTTTAAAGATCCTACACTAGAAGATATGGGTCGTAAGTATTGGAAAAAGCGTTCTTACATTTTCCAAGGCTTTGTAACGGATAACCCACTAAACGAGGACACTACTCCGGAGAATCCAATCCGTAGATTTATTATCGGTCCTCAAATCTTCAATATCATTAAGCAGGCGCTTATGGATCCTGATATGGAAGAATTGCCAACAGATTATACTGCTGGTGTAGACTTCCGTCTTAATAAAACTACGAAAGGCGGATATGCAGACTATTCAACATCTAACTGGGCACGTAGAGATCGTCCACTAGGTGATAATGAAATGGCTGCTGTTAATGCACACGGTTTGTTTAATCTAAGTGACTTCCTGCCTAAAAAGCCAGGCGATGTTGAACTCAAAGTCATGCAAGAAATGTTTGAAGCATCAGTAGATGGTGAAGCATTTGACATGGATCGTTGGGGACAATATTTCCGTCCAGCGGGTATGGCACAACGTACAGGTGATCCTGTTGCTCCGGCAGCAAGTACTCCTGCACCAGCGGCAGCGACTGCTCCAGTAGCAGAAACTGCACCAACTCCAGAAGCAACTCCAGCACCAGCAGCTGAAGCGGCTCCGGCAGAAGGTGGCAACGCCCAAGACATTCTAGCAATGATTAGAAACCGTCAAGCACAATAATAATAGCAATGCTAAAAGGGTTGCTTTTTAAAGATGCAACCCTTTTTAGTTGCTCAGCTTTTTAGATAGGAGATACACATGGCGAATAAATCATTCGACCCAACGAAGTTTAGAAACTCGTTAACAAAATCTATTTCAGGTATGAGTGCAGGATTTAACGATCCGACTGATTGGATTAGCACAGGTAACTATGCACTCAACTATCTTATCTCAGGAGACTTTAATAAAGGTGTTCCAATGGGTAAGGTTACTGTTTTTGCAGGAGAGTCTGGTGCAGGTAAATCATATATC